ACGTACACCGTAGGCGAGGAACCGCCAGCAGACAAAAAATAAACTGTTACCTAACAACTCGGCAACTGTTACCTAACAGTTCGCAAGTTGTTACCTAATGATTAAAAATTGACAGCGTATGACACCGAACCCGACAAAAGAGGAAATCGACGCCCTGGAGCAAGAACTTCAAGAGCAGCGAGAGAAACAATCCAAGCGCGTAAGACGCGCAGTAAACCCAGGACGCTAAAACGCCCGATAAGTAGATAACATTTTCAAATGTAAAACGAGAATATGAAACAGACAAGATTCATCCCAACCAATGACTGCGGCTTGCAACTGCGCGAGCCACAGGAGGGGCAGCAGGAGAGCCGCGAGATTGAGGGCCGTCCGATCGTCTTCGGCGTGCGCTCGGTCAACCTCACACCCTGGAGCTCCACACGCAAGGTGTATGAGATTCTGGAGCCTGGCTGCATCAGCCGTGAACTTCTCGCGAAGTCCGACGTGATCCTGAATCTTAACCACTCGAACATGGTGCCCGACGTGCTCGGACGTTTCCGCAACTCCGACAAGGACACCCTCTCTCTTGAACTCCGTGGCGACGGCATCGACTGCCGCTGCGACCTACCCAAGACCAACAACGCCAACGATGCGCTGGAGCTGATGAAGCGCGGCGACATCACCGGCATGTCGTTCGCCTTCGAGGACGACTGGGAGGACTCGGAGAACGGCGTGAGCTACGAGAAGACCAACGACATCGAGGACGGCAAGGAGGTGTGGCTGCGCCATGTGAAGAAAATCACCGGCCTCTATGATGTCGCCATCGTCACCCACCCTGCCTACGAGCAGACCACCGTCGGGCTGCGTGAGGCTTCGGAGGCCATCGACAAGGCGATTGAAGCACAGCTGAAGCGCGAGTGTGGCGACGACGAAGCCAAGAAGAAGGCCGAGGAAGAGGAAGCCGCTAAGCGTGCTGCCGAAGAGGAAGCCAAGAAAAAGTCTGAGGAAGAGGAAAAGGCAAAAGCCGAACAGGAGGAACGCGAACTCGAAGAGCAGGCACAGCGTGCCCGTGAGAGTCAGATGCTCCGTTTGCGTGCCCAGCGTCGCCGTCGTGAAATCGACATGGAATCACTTTAATTATTAACCCTATAAAAACGTTTTTAGACATGGAAAAAATGACTAAGACACAGATTCAGGAGCGTCAGCTCGCTATCCTGGGTCAGCTGGACGAGATGGAAACTCGTTCACGTGAAGCTAACGGTGGTGAAATCAAGTTTACCGACGAGGAAGCCACCAAGTACGATGCACTCGTTCGCGAGTCTGCCGGACTCAGTGCCAAGGCTAAGGCTATGGCCAGCAGCGAGGAGCTGAAGAACATCCGCAGCAACGAGGAGAAGGGCAAGCAGCTCCGCGAGATGCTGAAGAAGTGCGTGGAGAAGCGCGAGAACGCTACCACCGTACTGGCTAACGCCGTGACCACTGGCGGTGACCAGAACGTGAACGGCAACCTGGAGGCTGGCGGCTTGATCCCCACCACCATTGCCGATATTATCGACACCAAGGTAGCCGGTCTTGAACTGCCAGCCGACCTGAAGCAGGCCACTGGCGTGACAGGCAACGAGATTGTACCTTACAGCACCAACGACGTGAAGTTCACCGTCAATGGTGAGGTCCAGAAGATTGGCTCTCAGAAGCTGACCTTCGACAAACTCCAGGCTAACCCACAGCGCGTTGCTGCCAGCGTAGCCGTCTCTCATCGTGCCATCGACAATGCCGCTTTCGACATCGTGGCCTTCATCACCTTCAAACTTCAGAAGGGCTGGGCTATGTTCAAGGCTCTCCACGTGTATGCTCACGGCAACTACGCCAAGATGCAGGGTCCATTCGCCGGTCTGACAGCCGAGGAGGTAACTCTCGACGAGAACATCGGTAAGAACCTGGCTCTGAAGGCTGCTGCCATCGAGGACGCTATCCCCGACGGTGCCACCACGTTCATCATGGACAAGGTGACTGAGACCAACCTTGCCTTCACCAAGCTCCTTGCAGGACAGGGTGGCGACAAGACTGTCATCGAGGGTGGCAAGATTGCACAGACCTACGCCTACATCGTGTCTCCGTTCATCAACTACACCATCAACGCCAGCGGCGAGGCCAGCAAGGAGAATGACCGCTACATCGGTATCGGTAAGTTCTCTTACGAGGCTATGCAGCAGCATGGTGAGTTCCGCTTCAACATCGACGCTGCATCGGAGGCCGCTTTCAACGCAGGCACCGTGTTCGTTGGTGTGAGCACCGACTTCTCTCTGACAGAGCTGTCGGCCAAGGTCAACGGCACGGGCGCAGTTCAGGCCTTCAAGCTCATCAAGCTCGTGGAGGAACCGACAACTCACTAAACTCTCTCAGACTCTCAATTCTCTGGGCTTAGTTCCTGTGGCGGTCGCCCTCAATGCAAAAGCAAAGACCGTGTGACCGCCACTCCCCAGGGGAGAGAGATGTATCAAATCAACAATTAACAGAGTAAGCAAATACAGAACATGGGACTGCTGACTGATTCTTTCTTCATCAGGGCTATCAAGTCGAACAGCAAGCTGTTGGCGAAGTTGCCTGCGGGTGACATCTACAACAACGTGGCTGATCCTGACTACGACATGGAGAACGTGGAACTGCCCTACATCGTGGTGAACAACGACGGTGGAAGCGAGGGTGATATGACCAAGGATTCATGGAGTGAAAGCCCGGAAGACAAGGTGAACATCAGCATCCTGATGGTGTGCCGCAGCCGCCAGGAGTTGGCCGACATGACGCTGGCCGTCCGCAAGACTATCAGCGACTTCATGAAAGCTACCTGGCAGCGCATAAGCGAAGGCACGACTGAGGAAGGCGACGAAATCGCACCGATTCAGTATGAGTTCAGTTTCAGCGACATCGCCTTCATCATGGATAAGCCAGCGCATCGCCAGATGTTCTATTATAATTGCACAACTCCTAACGAAATCTTTATTGACGATGAGCAAGACGACTGAAAAAGAACAGCCGGCACATGTGGCCGAACTATTGCTGAATGGTACAGCCGTGCTCGAAGCACCCACCACTGAGGCATTGGCCGGAATGGTCAACGACATCCCTGCCGACTGCAAGTACAGCGTCGGTGCTGTGGGACGCAAACAGGACGGCAGTGCTTACACACTCAGAGTTGACTTAATCAAAAATTAAAACGATATGGCAACATTAAAAGGTCAAAACTTTCGTATCTGTATTTTCGACGCAACAGCCGAGAAATACAAAGTGATTGGAATGAGTACCGGGTGCACGGTGACACTTACGAACAATACTGATGATGGTAGCCACAAGGATATTGTGGGTGCTGCTGCAATGCCTACGGTAGTCAGTCGGAGTTGGTCAGTGTCATGTGACTCATTGGATGTCTCCGATGCCGCCGCGATGCTCACCGCCATCAAGTCGATGCAGCCCGTCACCCTGATGTGGGACGAGACCAGCACCAGCAACAATCAGACCCGTGAAAAGGCTGCTTTTGCCCGCAAAGGCTCTGCCTATATGAACGACGTAACCTTCAATTTCAACGATCGGGAGAATAGCACAAAGGCTCTCCAATTCGCAGGTAGCGGTGCGCTCGAAACCGTTGGAAGCAGTGAGGCCGTAGAGATCATTCCATTGGGCAGTTACACCAAAGGTCAGTATGTTCGTCTGTTTCTATCGAGTGACAACACAGCAGCACCTTCTGCCGTCATAGCAGCTGCCAAGCAGCTCAGTCTGCATGTCAGCCTGACGCTGGAAGATGCAAGCACAAAAGACACTCCAGGAAACTATCAGGTTCAGGAGCCGACTGGTATCAGTTACGACATTTCATCTACTGCGCTCATGCGTAGTGGTGAGACGATCACCGAGCAGGTGCCTGGCAAGACAGTTGCAGACATCGAGGCATTGCACGAGGCTGGAACGCCTGTGAAGTGGAAGATCGCAAACGTTACTGGCACTAACCAGCGTACTGCGTCAAGTACGATTGTCAGCGGTTCTGTGATCCTGACCACACTCACCTTGAACGGTCCAAACCGAGCCAATGCCGACTACACCGCACAAATGAACGGCTACGGCGATTTCACGGTGGCCGCTTGAAACCTCTCATTGCATACAATTTAGCCATTGTACTATATTATTTAAGACGTTAAACAATCCGTGCCCAGCCTGGCCCTCATCGGCTGGCTGGGCGTTTTTAATCAAAGGAACTATGAACCCCAGAAGAACAATTCAAATCACAAGAAAGAACGATGCAGGCGAGATCGGGCAGACAGAAGTGAAACTGCTCTATTGTGCCGCCTCAGAGACAGGATTCCAGACGCTCAGTGGCGTTACGATGGAAGTTTTCGCACCGGAACTCGAAAAGAACGAGGAAGGTAAATGGATCATGAAGACACTGCCCAAGGCTACCGACATGAACTACATCCAACTCTCTCTGGCTTGCATCATCGCAGCCTACGAATGCGATGGCGAGGAACCCCCCATCAAGAGTGAAGACCTGCTCTACCATGCC